GACAGAATCTGAAGGGTCGTAGTTAGCAACAAGGGCTAATCCACCAGGAGTAGTTGTAGGACAACTCGGCTTGTAATGGATTGTGATATTCTTGAACTGATACTTCTCAAATCGCGCTGCGATCCCAGATAGCCATGGAAAGACGGCTCCATCGCCTGGGTTAATTGAGTATTTGTATGGTCTAGTGGAGCTGTACCCAGAATTGGTGGGTGAACCAGCATCCGCAATAGAATATCCTATGCTGCTATTGTACAAATCAACAGGATTGACATATTCTCGGTGAGTAATATGAAGAGTATCCTTGACTGTGTTGATCTTAGGGACTGTTTTGTTTATTTGTTTTGTGTTAGAAATAGTTTTCTTGTTTTGTTTTGTTTTGGATAGTTGAGTATTAGGAATGTAGTAATTTAAGAAAGTCGGATACATCAGTCCGAAATTCCGTATTGCCCAACAGTTCAAACTTTCTGGGGGATCGTCTCCCCTTACGCGGGCACTTGAACTGATAACCTGACCTAAATAGGTCTCCCACGTCCAACCAAGCGTAACTCTAAGCTCTAAGGGCACATTGAGCTTTTGGTTCCGTAATCAGTGATTGGACTCTCCTTCCAGGGCGGGCGCATTTCGAACGTATTCTATCGCGACTTCCTAAATTAGGCATGATAAACAACAGGCGGATTTCCATCTGCCTGCTCTGGGGGTGCAACCGTTTGCATCGGATCAATCCCCACGTGGTATGTTAGTAACGGACGACTATATATAAGGCGCTCCTTAGTGTCGTAATACTTTTCTAGTAAGACTTGCTCCTGAGGTGTTATGTCAAAAGCATGATAGAAGGAAATTCGGGTCTCCCACGTTACTGGGGACTTCCGTGACTCCATTCCGGCTGCAAGTTCTTGCCGGTAATGCCAGTAGTAGTTTCCTTCTTCCGGTCTCCATGGTTTTGCTGAACGACAAAACCATGAGTAAAACGACTGGAAAATTGGTACTCCAGAACTCATTGCAAGACCACAATCACCTTTTGCACCTAACATTTTATGGTACACTTTCCGCGAGGTGATGTTCTTGGATGTGAACAAGTCGGAGTATAGACGTTTAGAGGGTCTGGGGACTAAACAGTACGATCCATTGACTTTGATTGGCCTAGATTGACAAAATTCAACCTTTTCCAACGAGTCATAAACACCGTCATACTGCATAGTGATCCCTACACGTCCAAACCATTCTTCCATCCCTTCCTTAAATTTATCAACATTTCTTCGATCCATGATTAGCACACAATCGTCGCCATCATTAAGTAACTTGGCACAACTAATAAGGCCTTTCGATGTTAAGTAAGAATGCATAAGACAGCACATGATAATAACGTTCCCTAGAGAGGTATTCATGTCGCCTGACATTCTATTGCCTTCAACCGTGTAGGCAATCTTTCCATCGGGTCCTTTATAGACTCCATTGTTAACTCTTTGTGCTTTTAAAATCGAAGCTAGGCTGGGCAAACTTGGGTCGGTGCCGCAAACCTGAAGGTAAATGCTATGCTCTATCTCTAGGAGCATTTGGTTGATATGTTGATCAAATCGAGAAGCGTCTAACCCTATTGCAACTGGATCAGAGAATGAACTCCACATGTGGGAAATGGTCTCACCACGTTCAGCCATGTTCATTCCTTTTGCTACGGTCCTATGTGAACCAGTTGCATCATATACCTTGTCTATCGCCTCAAACACTTTATGCTCAACGTGCTTGATGTAACGACCTAAAATGACATTAAACCGTGGACTACGAGGTTGAATTGCACGAGGCGCTCCGCCCGGCTTACAATATTCATCCTTCGTAAAGGTCTTGACCATACAATCTCTGTCTTGCAAGGGTTGCTCCTTGAGAGACTCAACCGCAGCTTCGTAACACTTAAGCTTGGCTCCACCGTAGTACGAGAGAAACTCTTCAGCACTAATCGGGCTAACCACACCTTGAGATGTTATTTCACTAACGACTTTTTCTGCGAATGATTGAGTTGTACGTGACACATGTTCTTTAGCGAGTGCTTTTCTTTCAGCTAAGATCTTCCCGGGGAACCACACCTCGTCCCAGGGTTTTGGGGCTCGGCGGAATTGCCCCATTTCGTCTTTAGTAAAGAATACTCGCTCAAGAATGGCATGCGACACACTGTCAATGTCATTATTTGGTATGTCCCACCGAGGTCCCCTATTGCTCCAACTGCAATACGTCCTCGGTCGTCTAACCTGCCCTGTTGCTCTTACACTGAACTTGTCACGGCCCTCAGCATCATTAAT